GCATTGCCATAGTAATTAACTATGAGTCCTTTTTTATTCTTGTATCCAAGATGGGCTGTCCCTTTGATTTGGAAGCAAGCCAACTTCCACCCTACTCTTCTTCGGTTATCTTGGGAAACCTTGTTGCTGTGTACTCAACAGGAGAAAGGATTTTCACCTTTCGGAGAAACTTCCATAGAACAGCTTGACTGTCAACAGGAATCTTTATCAGCCATCGTTTGGGCAACAAAACACAGTGACTTTATGTCCTGTTCTTTCAGGCAAGAGGGATCGCATTTATAGTTTTGCATAAAATTTTCTGAACCGAGACACTCTACGAAAGTATTTATGATCATTGAGATTTCCAATGCGGTTGAGTGGGTGATACACACTTCTTGGTCAGATTCATCGAGCTTTCTTTTTAATACCCAAATTTCCGAGTCTTCGGATTTCGATATCATACCTGTCTCTTCTAGGCTTTTTAGGGCTAATCTTATTGAGCATGTATCTTTTTTTTCACTGTCGCTAATTGGTATGATTTTTTTAAAGTCTTTTTCCATAGAAAAATAATCATGATCCGAAAACCATTTCCATAAAGACATTGATGATTCAAATACTGTCATTTTTTTTACAATAGATTAAAATTGATAAAAAAGCAAAAAAAACTTGCTTCTTTATTTTTTTTACGTATTATCAGGGCGCATGAAGAAACAAAAATCAAAATCAAAATCAAAATCGAAAAAAAGAGGTAGGCCATCGGTGTCTGTCACTTGGCCGAGCGAAGAGTTTACCGCGAGAGATGTCGTAGACTCTTTGAAAGAGGCCACTCTGACGCCTACTGCAATAAGGGTTAAAATTAGGAGTGCCGTCAAGAACGGTGTGCTGGAAAGGGTAGGGAAAAAATCAGACTCAGTAGGTAGACCCCTATATACTTACCGAAAACTGAAGGAAAAGAAGACGACAAGCACAGGGTTGCCCAACTAACCTCAGTAAACCAACAAGCCAGCGGGATTTTTCTCGCTGGTTTTTCTATGAATATAGAGGTACAAAAACTTTCTAAGGAAGCTATAGATCCGGTTGAGTGTGATGATTGTTCTTATTATATCCTTGCGAAATCAGGAGATAGGATTGATCCTTTCGAAAGAAAAGCTATCACAACAGATTTGCAATTTGCAATGCCAGAGGGAGTAGTTGCTCATGTTGTTCCGATTTTAGAACTATATTATCACAAGGGGCTTTATGTTTTGGAAACAATATACAGCAGCAAAGAACCAATTATGCTTTGCCTGATGAACATGAGCTTGCCTGATCAACTATACGTAACAGATAAATCAGCCCTAACCGCTTCTTATTATTTTGGCTCTATGAATTCTTTTCATTTTAACAGAGGAGATAGATTAGCAAAAATAATCTTCCACAAAACAGAAAAAATTAAACATGATTGAACCGCTAGTATTATCTTCCCTTTGGGTGGTGTTTGTTTTGATTGGCTGGTTTGAAACGAATGCTTTTGAATATTATGCTAGATATTTTAATTTTGGACACTGGACAAGGCTTCACGAGTATGATGAAGAAGATCCCGATAGAATAATGGATTATCTATCTTTTATTAGGGCAAAATATTCTTCTAACTCTTTTATGGTTGCCTTGATTACTTGTCCCGTTTGTTTGAGTGTCTGGCTCTGCGTGATAAGTTCTATTGTTTTTTCTGTGCTCTATTACTTTCCGATAGTGTATTTACTCTCTCTGGTGGTGTATTTATCAGTGAAGAGAGGGTTTTTTGAAGACGTTAGATTATAGAAATTTTGTTTCTTTTCTGGAAAGTGATGATGATTTAAAAGGATTTGCTTTCGTGAAAATGGCCTTCCTATTGAAACAGGATGCAAAAAATTGTTGCAAATGCCAAAGGGCAGAGAAAGTACACGCCTTTAAACATTGGGTTGGTGAGGTACGAAATTCTCTTCTCCAAGAAGAAAAAAATTTAATACTCGAAAAAATAGGTGAGAATTTTATTGTGGATATGGATGGAAACAATATATTAGAGGTATGATAGTTGGAATTGGGACTGACATTGTAAGCTTAAAAAAGCTAAAACAGGTTATTGATAGGCATGGAGATCGTTTTTTTGAAAAAATATTAACGAAAAAAGAAAGGGATCGTTGGAGTTCTCTTCAATTTGTCGGCGGAAGATTTGCAGCAAAAGAGGCCATCATAAAATGTTTGAGTGATTTTCTGGATGTTCCCGTTCCTTTTAATGAGATAGAAATCAATAATGACGAAAAGGGTAAGCCTTCGGTCAATTTTTTATCTCCGCAAGTAAAATATCAGAGCGGCATTGGTAGCAAATTCAAATTTTGGATAAGTATTTCTCATTCCGGAGAATACGCTTCTGCGACTGCCATTTTAGAAAAAAATGATAAATAGGGAAACAATTAGTTCTCTGACAGACATGGAATTATGTGCCTTATTATACATTATAAAAAAATTTGGTCCAAAAAGAGGTTTTCCTATTGACTCTGATGTGTTATCATTTTACAAGGTTGAATTCATTCACCACATCTTAAAGATGGGGAAAGAAAAAATAAGGCCAGAGCATAAAGAATTTTACAAACGATTAGCCTCCAAATTTGGACTAGAGCTATGACAAAAGAAGAAGTTTACAAGAATGTAATCGAAGAAATTGAGGATACCTCTGTCGTCGAGGGTATAGAAGTGACCCTTGATTCTAAACTTGAAGAGCTAGAGATAGATTCCCTAGATGCCATAGATATGATTATTTTCATGGAAGACAAATATAAAATAAAAATTGATAATTACCAATTGAACTTAAAGGAAATTACGACAGTAAGAGAATTTGCTGACTTTGTTTATAGCAAAATGGAAAAATAATTAAGAAAATTTCTGAATGTATGGCGAAAACCAAAACACAAAAACAAACGACGGCTTGTACAGAAGTGCAAGGAAAATCCAAAGCCAGTTCATTATTTGAACCTAAAACTCTATATGCGAGAATTGCTCTCATGTTGGTGGCTTTTAACATCCTGTTCATTGGGTATGCTACCTATAAGATTACCAATGTACAGGGAAGTAGCTCGGAAAATGTGACAATTGAAACAGTTACAACTACTGAGCCTACCAAGGGATCTACTGAGGTCAAGCCCCTTGATTCTCGAAAACAGTCCGAGGAGGTGGATAACCGGAAGTAGACTCCGATATATCAAGGCCCTCGTCGGGTACTACGGCGAGGAGCCTTTTTTATTTTTATGGAACCAAAACACCATATAGCATTTATTGATAGACTAAGAATAGGCATTGTCGGCAACGGTTATGTCGGAGGCGCGACTGCTCTCCTAGAGAATGCGAAAACTAGAATTTACGTATATGATACTAATGAGTCTAAATGTGTTCCGGAGGGGCTTGATTTTGAGGATCTTAGTTTATGTAATGTAGTTTTCATTTGTGTCCCAACGCCAAGTAAACCAGATGGTGAATGTCATACGAATATTGTATCTGATGTTATCGAGAGGTTAAAATCTTTCGATGAATGCCCCTATATAGTAGTTAAATCTACTGTTCCAGTTGGATTTTGTGAGGAACATGGGGTTAATTTTATGCCAGAGTTCCTAACTGAAAAAAATTGGAGAAACGATTTTTGTGGAAATGAGGATTGGATTTTTGGAAGCAACGATCCAGAAGATAAACACTTACCCCAAATTATAAAGCATTTGTTTAAAAATGCTCACAAAGAAAAGAAAATAAAACGCCCCCCTTCTATTTATTTCACAGATACAAAAACAGCAGAACTTTGCAAACACGCGAGAAATTGTTTTTTAGCAACCAAAGTTTCTTTTTTCAATGAAATATATAGTTTTTGCGAAAAGAATGACATAACCTTTGAAGCGGTAAGAGAATTAGTTTGTTTGGATTCCAGAATTGGAGAAAGTCATACTAAAGTTCCCGGACATGACGGGAAAAGGGGATTCGGGGGAACGTGTTTTCCAAAAGACATGGGCTCCTTGGTTAACCAGTTTAAAAAGAATGGCACTCCCAGCCATATCTTAGATGCTGCGATTAATAGAAATGTGTCCATAGATAGACCTGAAAAAGATTGGCTTGAGGATAGGGGCCGCGCAGTAGTGTAGTGCGCTCATAGCTCAGTTGGATAGAGCACGAGTCTTCTAAACTTGGGGTCGGGGGTTCGAGTCCCTCTGAGCGTACCATTATGACTTTAAAGGAGAAAATTTTAAAATTAAGAGAAAAGGACTATTCCTATAATCAGATCTCTAAGGAATTACAGTGCTCGAAAAGCATAATATCGTTTCATTGTTCCCCATCGTATAGAAAAAAATCTGATGAGTCACACAAAAGATACTGTAAGACTGAATCGGGGGTATTATCTAAAAAACTTGAGACATTTAAGAATCAGCCTGAGAGAAGAAAAAAAAGTAGGAAATTTAAAAAAAGAAAACGAAAAAGAGGAAAACGAGAAAAAGACAAGTCGAGCCCATTGACTAGAAAATTGCATAATTTTAAAAGGAGAGACAAAAGAGGCTATTCGAAAGTAGGGAGAATGAAAAAAAACTATGGAATAAACGACGTAAAAGAAAAAATAGGAGAGGAACCCTATTGTTATTTAACTGGCAGGGTCATAGACATTCAGAATAGAAGTGAATTTCATTTCGATCATATTATGCCAGTTTCGAAGGGCGGGTCAAATGATTTGTACAATCTTGGAATTACCTGTAAGGAAGCGAATCAAGCAAAAGCAAATCTAACTACAGGTGAATTTGTTAGTTTGTGTGCTGAAATTTTGATGCATCACGGCTACAAAGTAGAACCCCCAAAATAAAAATTAATTTATGGCAACCAAGGGTAAAATACCGTGTAAAAAAACAATGGAGGGACTCATACACCACCATGAAGCGGGATCATCAAAAACGTATTCGGAGGGTTGAAAAACACTCGTGCGATTCCTCAGTTCCTTGCTCTATGTCTTCCGATGGTAACCACTGGGATACTCACAAACTGTATCAGTGTAACTATAATCCTTTTGATGTCGAATGGATAAAATTTTTTAATCCAGTAGAAGGTCGTGATCAAATCATATTTCTTTACAGGGACAAAGAAACCAAAAAAATTGTAAAGCACAGAATACTAAGATAATCGAGTTACACTTGTTTAATTAAGTTCTAAATTGTTATTTTTGGGTGTTTGACTTTGCTATATTTCTAATAAGGGTGTAAATTATATTAGATTTATGAAAAATTTTATCCTTGCCTTGTTAGTGGCGTCATTTTCTTCATTTGGCGCTGAAAAGAAACAAACTACGGCAGAACACCTCCAGAATGTGTCTGTTACAATACGAGCCGAGGGCGGGTGGTCTGCTGCTGAAGGAAGCGGGGTTATATTTACCCGAAAAGATTCGAAGGGTAATCTTGTAAATTTTGTTTGGACCGCCGCTCATGTCGTAGATAATCTTCGTCTTGAGAAGCGTGTTTTAATTGACGGCACGTACAAAACAATTGTGCATTTTAAAGACGCATTAATTGTAAAGGAGATTAGACAAAATGGAAGAACTGTTGGTCGTCTCCAAATGGATGCCGAAGTTCTAAAGTATAGTGAGAGTAAAGATGGTCACGATCTTGCGCTACTTCGTGTCCGTAAACTCAATTTTGTTACTGATAGCGTAATATTTTACCTTGATAAAGATGACATCCCTCCCCTTGGCACAGACCTTCTACACGTTGGTTCCCTGCTCGGCCAAATGGGCGCAAATAGTATGACAGATGGAATCTATTCACAGCATGGCAGAATTTTAAAAGATTTAAATAAGCATATCTTCGACCAGACGACTTGTACAGCTTTCCCCGGCTCTAGCGGAGGTGGTGTGTATCTAAAATCTGACGCCAGATATGTAGGGATGTTGGTTCGTGGAGCAGGAGAAGGGTTTAATTTAATCGTACCTGTTCGCAGGATGGTTGAGTATTGCCAAGAGCATAAAATCATGTGGGCGCTAGATAAGAATGTAGCAATGCCTACCAATGAGGAATTGAAAAAGATGCCTATCGAAAGTACGCCAAAAGAAAAAGATGACGATAAGGGTGACGCAAAAAGGAAAATGGCGGAGAAGATGTTTCCCTTTATGATTCGCATAACTTATCCTGACGTATTGATTATCAAAGAAAAAGTGAAGGAATAAAAAATGGATTTTAGAACAGATGGAATTCCGGTAGGATTAAAGTACGCCTATAAAAAGGGCACGAATATTAGCAGCGCTGCGGATGTAATCGCTGCACCCAATAGCGATCAAGCCATTGTCATAACAGACCTCGTTATTAGTAAATTGACAGCGGGGACAATGACTCTTCAAGACGATACAACAGCTATTGCGGTATTATATCCAGCCGCCAAATCAATTAGCTCGATAAATTTTTCTGGCCCACTTATGATAACGGCGGGAAATGCGTTCAAGGCGATGTTGGATGACGGTGACACCGACTACTCAATTTTGGCAACTTACTACATTAAATAAAAATGAAAAAAATTATCACATTATTTGCAGCACTATTTGTAATCGGATGTAACTGGGGAAATTCCGGATGCCCTGACTGTTCGTGTGACGACGCAAATTGTTGTTCATCCGACGCTTGCTTGGTTGCCGATTGCAATTGCGCTTGCAAAAAATAAGTTCAAGTGCTTTCCAATTTCTGCCAAATTAATAATTTTACTTGGGTCTGTGATGGGGTTTTAAGCGACCATGATTGTAGCTTGCTAATCGAAGAAGCCACCCCAAAACTTAAAGAAGCCGGAACTTTAGTCGGGAACAAAACAGAACGTAATGATGCCAGAAGGGCCTTCGATACGTCTCTTCTAAAGAAAAACTATAACTCCGAACAAGAAATATATTCTATTATAAAAAAGATAGAAGAATTAACTTCGGATCTCACAGACTTGCCAATAGAAAATCAGGAATCATTAAACATCATAAAATATCCTGAAGATGGTCAATATATTGAACACTATGATATTTTTCTTCGAAGTGAAGAATATTATGGGGAGTACATGGAAATGGGGGGTCAAAGACTTTTTACTATAATGTTTTATTTGAATGATTCTTTTTTTGGAGGGGAAACAAATTTTCCTAAATTAGACGATTTTAAAATCAATCCTCATAAAGGTCGCAGTGTTTTTTTCAAAAGCATGGAAGATGGAAATCTCATAAAGGAGAGCAAACACTCAGGATTACCCGTTAAAGATGGGGAAAAGTGGTTGGCGGTTAAGTGGATAAGAGAAAGAAGGTATCAACCAAAAAAAGCTGGACATACGAACAAAAATCCAGTAACCTTCTTGAATGAAAGCGAAGAAGCTGAATGAAGCTTTAGGACTGTTAGATCAAGTCATAGAAAAGTCGTCCGTTGATGACAAAATTGAATCGTCAAGCGATTCGGACATCGCCCTTGATGGAGATGGTTGGGTTACTCATCACTTAAAGCTACTGAAAGAAATGCTTGAGCAATTAGAGGAAACAGAAAATGCCTAAGATAAAAGGAAAGAGAAGTTGCTATGTCGTTACAAACGATAGGAATTATACATATGGCGCTTTTGAATTTACCGAAGAAGGACTTAAGAAAGCAAAAAAACACATAAGGACTTTAAAGAAAACTTCTGGTGGAGAATTTTATATAAAGGAGGTGAAGTAAAATGCATGACTGGACACCGAAAGGGTTAGAAACTGGAGATATATTTTTTATATTTGTAGTGATTGCTATAGGGGTTCTATATTTTTGGCATTCAAAAAAATATGAGTAACTTTATATTTATTTCAGACTATCTTTTGTAGAAATAAAAGTGTAAAATGGAGTATGATACAAGTTACGGTGTTACGCCCATATAAGTGCAAGCATGAAATAAAATGCGATCACTGTGATCTATTATATACCAAGCCCCATTACAAAATTCTTTTCGAGGGTAAGAAACTTGTTTATTTTGAAGTAGAGAATAAAAAAGATAAAGAAATAATCTGTCATGGCTGCTTCTTCAATTATCTGAATAAAATATCCAACTCAAAAAAAAAGAAAAAACCCTTTAATATAAACTTTGTGAACGGAAGAAAAAAAACCGAGATGGAAATTTTACCCTTCAAAGAAGTTGGAGATTTATTTGAACTATGAGTTCTTTAAAATCAGCCCAAGAATCCGTGCAGAATTCTGATGTTACTCTTTCATGGTGGGCGGAAGAAACCCTCCTAGCTATTGCAGAAGCAGAGGTGATAAATGATTTAGTAGACCAGCTAGACCCAGAGGACATAAACTCTAGCATAGTAATTGAATATTTAAAAATTAGAAAAAAAATTAATTATCTTACTACTAAAGGGAACTACGAGCTTAGAAAAAGGCATAATTACGAACAAAAATTATCTAAACGGTTAATAGATAAAATTTTTAATGGAATATGAAAAAATTGAAAAACCGCATAGGCGTAGGCGGAGAAGACATACTAATTCCAACACCCCCCAAAAAAGCCACCCATTTTAAGTTGACTGTAGAGGGGATCAAGGGAAAACAAAGGGCTTGTGTAGCGATTAAGGATATAGATACCCTGATTGGGTCTTCCGGAGAACTTAGGTTCATAAGCAAAAAAGGTGTAAAGGTAGTTGAAGAGTTTGATCCTCCATATATTTGGAATGGTAGGGAAATCCTCGGACTATCTGATCATGAAGGGGAGAAAAAATAAGAATAAATGCTTTACCTTTAAGAATGATGAAGGAATTGAATACCAAGTCCTCTTTAGAAAACCAGACCAAAGAACAAATGGAGAAGCAGATGGGCTTTGTCTTCACCCCTTGGAAAAAGTACCAAAAATATATATAAATCCCCATTTAACGCAACAAAGCGAATTAAATACTTGCATTCATGAAGTCTGTCATGCTTATTTCTGGGATGAGACAGAAGCAAAGGTTACTAAATGTGCGAATACATTGAGTAGATTACTATTTAATAAGTGTGGATGGAGGAAAACGAAATAAAAGATTAGATTGGGATGAATATGCTCTATCCCTAGCTAAAACGGCGCTACTCAGGAGCGAAGACCCCTACCAACAGGTGGGGGCTTGCGCTTTAAATAAGGAGCACATGGTTTTAGCCTTGGGATATAATGGATTAGCTACGGGCAAAACTATCGAAGGGGACTGGTTTTGGGGAAACAGGGATCATCGTCGTCCCTATATGGTACACGCAGAGACGAATTGCCTATCTCTTTGTAGAAAAGGGGAAGTAAAACTACTCGCCGTTACTCTTTTACCCTGTTCTTATTGCGCTACGATGATTGCTTCATATGGGATACCGAAGGTAGTTTACGAAGAAGAATATAAAAGAGATACTGAGGCTCATGAAATTTTTAAGTTTTATAATATAGAACTTAAAAAAATTTCTTCTTGATTTTTTTATGATTTTGTTATATTTTTTGTCTGGTTCTAAAAAACTTTAGATGAAAAAAAATTGTAGATTCCAAAAAAATCGAATTTTAAACCGGAACGAAAAGTTTTCCTATGGGTGGACGATATATAGTGAAGTATAAACCACAAAAAAAGTATTTTAAGACGGACAAGGGGAAAAAGAGCCTAAAAAAAGCAAGAGACAAGTACGATAAAAAAGATCCCCAAAAACGAAGGAAACAAAAAAGGGATTATATGCGAAGAAAAAGAGAAATTGATCCAGATGCGTGGAGGTGATCACAATTTTTAAAAACTGGCTAATCTTAAAGCAAAAGAGAGGTAGCTTTGCCAAAAAAACAGAATGATACCCCAAAAATATTTTATAAATTTTACAACCAAAAAGAATTGCCGGAACTTCTTACTCGCGAAGAAGAACGACAATTGGCCAACACCATCAGTAGATATGCAACCGGAAAGAAGAAACAGGAAGCAAGATTTAGGTTTATATCATCGAATCTCAGGCTCGTAATTAAAATTGCTAGGTCTTACGAAAATCTAGGATTAGACTTGGACGACTTAGTCGGAGAAGGAAACATCGGCTTGACTCAAGCGGTTGATAGATTTGATCCCAATAAAGGAGCTAAATTTTCTACTTATGCGGCGTTTTGGATAAGGCAGCGAATTATGAGAGCATTGAGTAATCAGAGTTCAGTTATAAGGATGCCCTGCTACCTAAAACAAATATATTTAAATTATTTAAAATATAGTGATAGGTTCAACGATAAACATGACAGACGGCCCACTAATAAAGAAGCTTCGAAAGAACTGAACATTTCGGAAATAAAAGTCATTGAAATGCTTGAGGCTACTTCGGCTATGATTCCATTGAACTCTCCCGTTGGGGATAACGATGAGGGCGATTCCTATTCTGATATATTAAAAGATTCTAGTGCCAAAGATCCTTTAGATCTTTTTATCAAAAAAAACGGAACTGAAAACATTAATAGAATTTTGGGTAAGCTTGATCCAAGAGAAAAGGTTATTATTGAGAGGCGTTTTGGTCTCGATGGAGATGATCCAGAAACACTGGAAGAGATAGGGAAAACATTTAGCGTTACAAGAGAAAGAATCAGACAAATAGAAAAAGTAGCCCTTGGGAAGATAAAAGAAATGTATATTTCATCCCAAAAGTTTACTTTGGTTAGCCGATAAAATGCTTGACTTTTGGAACAAAATATCGTGTTCTTGGGCGAAAGATGCTTCCTAAGATTTTAATCGAAATATTGGGTTCCTTAGATGAACAAAGGGCAGAATACGTAGAATTAGGAAAGAGAGAAGACCATCACTATAAAAAAGTAAGTATTATAGGTATCTCCGTTGTGGGAAAAATGAAAAGAAAAATAGTCAAAATTATTAAAAAACACTATGACAGAAGTAAACCTAAAAGACGGAACCTCTCTAGAATTCGCTCTAAAAATCCTACGAAAAAGAACAGCAAAAGTTCTAGGACAGGCAAGAGATCGCAGGTTTTATGAAAAACCAAGTGAGAAAAAATACAAAAGAAAAAAGAAAGCGAAATTTCGAGCGAAACTTCAAGCTAGAGAAGATAAACTTTGGAGATGAGTAACACACTAGAAAACACGAGAACCTATCTTGTCGGACATATGCAGTACGCTAGTGGTAGAGATTGGCGTGAGTATGTTGAACAAGAGCTAACCCCTCTCAACATAAAAATTTTTAACCCCTACAAAAAGCCTTTCGTAAAAGATGTAGATGAGGATGATGAATCTCGTGCCAAAATTGCGCGTGATATGGAATGTGGTTATTACAATGATGTAGCAGAAAGGATGAAGCAAATTAGAAGCTATGACCTTAATCTCGTTGATCGTAGTGATTTTATTATAGCCCACCTTCTACCGGAAGTAGCAAGTTGGGGCAGCGCGGAGGAAATCGTTACTGCCGTCAGGATGAAGAAACCAATCTTTATAAGCATGGAAGGCGGAAAACGGAAAACCCCATTGTGGATTATGGGTAAGCTTCCGCATCATTATATTTATGATACTATTGAAGAAGTAGTAGATATGATTAAAGCTATTGATAGTGGCACGAAAGAAATTGATAGTGACCGATGGAGACTTTTGAAAAAGGAATTGCGGTAACTTCTGTTTCTGATTGATCTAAAACATTTATATTTAAATTGACTTTATCAACACGTCCAAGTGACATGTCGATAAGACAAGCATAAGTCAAGCGATGAGTAAAGAAAGAACAATCATAAAAGAAGAAATCGTTGGACGATTCATGGAAGACATTTGCGACAGGGCAAAGGTTCCTTGGTATAAAAGAGTCTGGTGGAGATTCTGTTGGAAGTATGATGCGGTTTCTAGGTGGTGGCGTAATAAACGTCAGACTTGGCAAACAGGCTTTCCGCATGAAGAGTCATGGAATTTTTTTAGTTGGCACTCTGAGACGGTTGTGCCCCGCTTGAAATATCTCCGAAATAATCTTAACGGTTGCCCTAGCGAGATGTTTGAAAAGAATTACGATCACGCAGCCGACTCTGAATTAACCAAGCAGGAGAGAGAATTAGCTATGGACAGGGCTATGCGTAAATGGGAGAAAACTTTAGATAAAATGATTTGGTCATTTAAACATTGGGATGATTCAATTAACCCAATTAAGCCCAAAGACTACGACCCAAGACACAAGAAGACTACCTACAGTGATGGGAGCGTTGGGTATGAGGGCTTGGATGAGAGAAAATGGGACTGGACACCATGCGAAAAACATAGTAAAAGAGTCCAAGAAGGGTTAGACTTGTTTAGCAAGTATTATTTGAATTTGTGGGATTAGCAACTGACAAGGATTCCTTTACAGTTGGGACAAAAATGCGTGGTCGCTGAGTATTCGGAGATTCACGCGAGAGCCTGTCGCCCTCGTGGCGGTGGTAAAGGGTCGTTTTGGGCTGGTAATTACTGGTCGGCGACCCCGCTCTCAATTTATCGCGGGATAGCGCAGTGGTAGCGCGTTTGGCTCATAACCAAAAGGTCAAGGGTTCGAATCCCTTTCCCGCAACCATTGAAATAAAATGACAGCACAAGACATACTAAATAAATACTCTGAACTTTATCGAGAGAAAGACCTCCCGATGGAAGAGACCACTATGTGCTGGGGTCTAGAAGTCCCCGATGGTTGGTTACCAGTGATTGATAAATTAAGCAACGTACTAGCCAATCCATATAGAGTAGGTCTCGGCGGTGGTCGGATAATCAAACCCAAATTCACAGCAAAACAAGTAAAAATAAAATTCGGTGAATTAAGATTCTACTACGAGGTGGATATTGAAGTAAGCACTTGTTCAGGAATTTCTCTATCCAGTATTTGCATTACCAAAGAAGAAAGAGCAATCGAAGTAAGACTCGCAAGAAAATACGCTGACGGAGCAATTGCAATGGCGACAGAACTTTGTGAGGGGGAACCATATTGATGAAAAAAGGAATAATTGACGGTATCCTTGGCCCCCCTATAAATATAGAGGTTAACCCAGACATACAAATAGTAACGCCACCGGAAATGACAGACGCTTTACTTTGGATTAAATGGACTTTAATGGTGATAGCTGTTCTTTTGCTAATCAGAATTTTAAAAAAATGAAAAGACCATATTAATATGAAGGGGATGAAAGAAATTAAATCCAGCACCAAAACCCTAATCGAAGCCCTACGCCTAATCGCAAACGGCGGAATCAATGACCCCGAAGGTGTTACAACCGCAGCTATTCTTGAGGCAGCAGATAGGCTAGAGGAATTAGGAGAAGGCTGGGTCTACACACCCGATAGGCAAGAGGCGATGACCCTCGAAAGATTTGATAAACTTGCTGAAGAAGGAAGCGACGATATAGACAAATTCATGGATTGGAAAAACGCCAAGAAAGGCAAACACCTATCATGAATAACAGAGAAGGAAGGGAGACCTGCCTCAGATTCAAAGTGGTCAAATTCGACCACTTTCCCGAAGGCGTCACAACCGCAACAAATGAATAACGAACAAAACTACAACCCAAACTCCGCCAAGCACAACGACCCTTGGGAAGACAATTGGGGCGACGAAGAGTGGTTTCAGCATCAGTGGGAAAACAAAAACGTGCCCCGCCATCGAGAGGGATACTTTTGGGGAGATAAAGAAACATTTAATGAAACCTGTAATTTTTTGCATAAATTGGATGAATTGCCAAAAGACGCCAGTGTGCCACCAGAAATGCTCAAAGACGCCTTAAATGGCATCGTGGGACGCCTAAACAGGCTCACAGATGAACGCAACTCTCTCGAAGAGTATGAATTTAACAAAATAAAAACAGCCGCAAAAACAGCCGCAAATAGAACCGAAACAGAAAGATAGAATCAATAATATGAAAACCCGAATCAAAGAAATAACAAACAGCAACGGCGAACCTAAATTCGTTCCCCAGTATAGGTTGTTTGGCTTTGTTTGGACGTCTTGGGGAGGCTCTAGTTATTACCCTCGTGTTGAGTTCTGTTCTTTGGAGAAATCAAGAGAGTGGTTAAACTTTAAAGAAGAAGCGGGGGTAAAGTATCATGAAGCCTAAATACCTTTATCTAATCGCCCTTTGGATTCCCTTCCCCGAATCAGAATACGGCGGACTCTTAAACGCCATAGCAGAAAGCGACGAGGACTGTATTAAAATCCTCGAACTAGAGTATGAAAGCGAAGGCTCTTGGAAGGGAGGGTACGCTAAGGAATTAAAAAAAGCAGTAAAAGAAGCCAAAAAATTTGAACTCTCTGACGCTCACAAACACGAAGAGCAAAGAATAGTAATGGAATTTACGACATGAGATACACCCCAGAAATAATTAGCTCCTTGGGAGGGAATCAAATCTTTGTATTCGGCTCAAATCGTCGGGGTGTTCACGGGGCAGGAGCAGCCTTATTGGCTCGCAAGGTCTTTGGTGCTCGACGCGGTGTAGGTATTGGGCTAACGGGTAAATGTTATGCGCTTCCGACTAAAGGTTTCGAAATCGAGACCTTAAGCCTAAGTGAAATCAGCGTGTCATTTCAAAAATTTATTAAATGCGTTCTCGACAACCCTCAACTTGATTTCCTACTCACAAAAGTCGGCTGCGGTTTGGCGGGGTACACCACCGACGACATTGCCGGAGAATTTTGGCACGGCATGGAATACAACGGGCAAAAGAAAATCCCCGTAAATTTATGGGTTCCAAGAGAATTTATCTTCACCGCAGACTACGAAGAATCCCACTCAATACTCTCTGGGCAGCACCTTTGTTTATTCTCTTATTCCAAATCGGCGGAAATAAATTAAAAGAAATATAGATGAAAACAAATTTTAAATTATTGTGGCCTTGGTTTCGTTGGAAAAATGAGGCTGAAGATAATGCCACGTTTAAAGGGGTGGGTTTTCCCACGGAAATATCATATCACGAAATGTTTGGGGAGTGGCACTTTGAGGTTCAAATCTTTGGGTTTGGGTTCCATATTGAAAGATTCCCGATTGGAGAAAATAAAAAACAAAAGACTAAAACCAAAACTCGAAGGAGACATTGAGTATGTTACTAGAAAAGACAGAACACGAAGGCTATAATACCTACAAAGTATACTGGGACAACGGAAAGTATTTAGGTGATTTTGAACCTATGGACGATGGCTACTTAGCATATTGGCCCGACAAAGAAAACGGCGGAGCCTTCACAGAACATCTTCTCCATCAACTGTATCTAGAGCTAGAGAAATTGAACGCGTCTTGGGATAAAACGGTCAGAGAGGGCTTGAGAAAATCGAATGAAACTTTATAGAAAAGAAAAACACTGGAGTGACTATTGGGAAGTCCATATCAATTTCCCGTGGATGGGGAAAAGATTTGCGCCACACCCGCCACACCATTCGCTTGGTGGGCTAGAATATGGCTTCAGTTTTCCTACGGAATGTTGTTTGTATGTAGAAGATGAGTTTTTTTGGTTTTTTACCTTGAAGTGCCTAGGGTTTGGGTTTACAATAACGAGACAGAATGGATATTGATTATGGGAATGTTTGATTATATAACATGTGAAATGCCGCTACCACGAGGAGGCGCGAATACTATACCTACTTTTAGGTACGACTACCAATTCCAAACCAAGGATTTGGCTAACGCGCTTATAGAGTACAAGATTGGTAAGGATAAAACTCTTTACGAGAAGAGGGTAGAGTACGAGGAAAGGGAACTAACCGAAGAAGAAAAGAAGGATAGAGACAGCGGCGGGTTTTGGAGTCCTATGTGGGCTATGGAAGAAAAGAGTCACGAATGGGTAAAGGACGACTTTACAGGCTATATTAGGTTCTACGACATTCTTTACGATGTAGACAGTACGCATGATGCTTGGGTAGATTACCGCGTTCATATAAAGAATGGGGAAGTGCAGGGAGATGTGGAGCTAGAAACATACAGGCTTGAAGACAACACGGAGAACAAAGTCAACAAGACAAAATGGAAAGAAGAAGCAAAAGCCCGAAAAGAATACGAGCAGAAATGGAGATACAAATATTGCTTCAAGTATTGGAACAGGCTAGTAGGTTGGACATTCCGTATAGGTAGAAGACTTCACGGATGCGAAGGTAAATTGGTTTCGTGGAAGGCAGAGCGTTGGTTAAAATTTTGATATGACGTTCAAAATATTATCAGAAAAACCGCAAAAAGATGGAAGCCTACTCCTTGAATGTGAATTTGATGAAGAGTGGAAGAAAGCCTACAAGAAGGCAACGGGCAAAAAGAGGGCCACAAAAAAGGGCATGGAAAAATGGCTTATCGAAAAGATAATGGAAGGATGCAAAATGGATAAGGCAAGCAACTTAGACAAACTGCCGGAAGACACCTACGAAGGGGGACACTACTAATAATGAAAATAACAATTGAACCAACCGAACAACGTAGGGTGGAAACCGCAGACACCATGCACTCGACGGTAAGCGTAAGCATTGCCAGCGACGACTTGGATATTGGCGAAGCGATGGAACAAGTAGTGAAAGCCCTGCAAGCGTGGGGTTTTCACAACGAGAGCATTGCGGGATACCTTGATGAAGAACTTGTGTGGCAACTTGGGTTGGGTGGAAGAGACGACCAAGCGGCGATGCTCGAAAGCATTTATAAGGCTGGCGGGGTTCTCACTTCCACTACCGCAGACGCAATCAGCAAGGACGTAATAGAAAGCACTCTTGATAAGGACATAGACAAAACTCCTGAATATGGGGGAGTATAAATGATATTTTACGAAGTACAAGAAAACGCGCAGCAAAACTGGCGTACTGTTGGTTATTTTTTATCTAGAGATAAGGCTAAAGAATATACGAAAAAGTTTAATACTTTAGTTGTAGTTAATGGCCCACTTAGAATAGTCGAAAGAGAGTTTCAAGACGAATTGGAAGATTAAATGGCTACTAAAGAAGACAAGTACGAAGACAACGTCGTTGGGAAATATTACTGCGATACCGAGTGCATCGACTGCGACCTGTGCCGAGAGATTGCTCCTGACAATTTTAAACGGGATGAAGACGGTGGTTACTCATTCGTTTACAGCCAGCCGGAAAACGAAGAAGAAGAAACTTTATGCGAAGAAGCTATGAATAGTTGCCCAGTTGATGCTATAGGTGATGACGGATGAATTATAAAGAGTGGCTAAAATGGAGAGAAGAATATTTTAAAGAGAGTATGAATTTGGGTAACAAAAAAGAATTAACCGAAGAACAACAAATGGAAGCTTGGGAAAAACATCTTAATGAGACAGACTCAGGCCACAGACCTAGTTAGAAATGAAAATAACAATTGAACCAACCGAGCAGAATCGCGTGACAACCGTGGACACCATGCACTCAACGGTAAGCATAAGCATTGCCAGCGATGATTTGGATATTACCGAGATAATGGGACAAGTAGTCAAAGCCCTGCAAGCGTGGGGATTTCACAACGAGAGCATTGCGAAAGAGCTCGATTATGAACTCGCGCATGAGCTTGGACTGAAGAAGGAGCCCCCCGAAGAAACCGTTATGGTTATGAGAGAGGCTGTGGAGCGAGCCAGTGACGCAATGAAAAATGATGAAAACTGAATACCCAGAAGATTATGGCAAATATAATGAGTATGATTTTGACAACAGAATCACCTATGACGAAGAAGCAGATGCGATGTATATTTACGTTGCCCCTCCGCAGGGACGAATAGGAACGGTATTAGTTTATAAGGACAAAAGTGGTAACATGATTGCGATTGATACTGACGAAGTAAACACTCAGGTAGGAATAGAGATAATCGGGGTATCGAAGTTAATGAAGAAGTTTAATTTAAATAAAATAATAAATAATTAAATGAAAAATAATAAAATAAAAAGAACTATATTTTTAGTAGCGTTTTTTTTCGCGGTACTATTGGGAACATTATGCATTACGGGCTGCCCATCAACCCAACAGCGACCATCATCCGCTTCCATATTAAAGCCAGACTTGCATATGCCGACGTACAAGGTCTATGTTAAAGGATTGGTATGTCCATCTTGCGCGGTTGGACTGAAAAAGGGGCTGATGAAATTACCTTTCATTAAATCAATCCATGTTAATTATAAAACTGGTTTGGTTTTAATATATGAAATAGACAATCGCATAGACCACAAAGGCATCAAAAGATACGACAAGTCACGAATCACAAAAGCCGTTGATAATAGCGGGTACAAAGTAGATAGATTTGTAAAATAAAGGAAAACATTATGACATTCGAGAAATGGTGCGAGAAAAACGAAGAGGAATTGCATATAATGTTTGCTGAAACAGGGATGGACAGGGAATTGGATTTCGATGCGGAAAGAGAAATAGAAGAATATTACCAAAGATACCTAGAAGGCGAACGTTACGAAAAAAATGCTTGACTCAGCAGGTTAATTCTGGTAATCACAGAAACATGCACGTACTGGACGATGTTTTAGACGATGATTTGCGAAAATCTTTTTTAGACCATGATTATAATGGTGCGAAATCAAATGGATTGGGTGATTTTTGGTATGGTCAAAAATATGACGATATAGAATTTCCATATGCACAAAAAATATTACGCATATGTAGTTCATATGCAGACATTTCTAAAATGGTTGGTTATGAAATGCACCATAATTATTTTAATGGAGGAACTTACCATTTGGATAAAGATGAAATTCTGTACAAAAAAACTGACGAGGTAAAATGCCCGATTGTTAGCGTGGTTTACTATCTATCGATAGAGGAGATGGTGGGTGGGACTTTTTATACAAGTGATATAACTATAATACCAAAAACCAATAGGTTAATAATCTTTTCAAGTGATTTGCATCATGGGTATGCGCCCGTAACAGGAGGCACTAGAATATCAGTTGGTATAAATCCTTGGGGTGAAGCACCAATGTATCCCGATGAGAATTGAATCAGACATAAAGCTAGACTATAAGGATGTTCTTATGCGTCCGAAGCGTTCCACGTTAACCTCTCGCAAGGAAGTTGACTTGGTTCGTGAGTTTACTTTCCCCAACGCTGGCGGCGAAGGCAGCGACCCCAAGGCTTACGGGTGGAAAGGTGTTCCGATTGTAGCGTCAAATATGGATACAGTTGGCACTTTTGAGATGGCGACAGCCCTTGCCCAACACCGTATGCTTACTTGCATCAGCAAACACAATGATATAAAAAGATGGCTTCACAAACTAAATGGGTATGGCGTTTATAAATCTCAAGAACAAAAAGAAGGCACGGTTTGGAAGCATGATCGTGACTCAAGAGGTTGGCAAAATAGAATTTATGAACATATCTCTCCCTCTATCGGCATTAAATATGACGAGAAAGAGTTTGACGATATGGATTATTTACATACTATTACTTGGAACTTCCATCATACTAGGTTTGTATGTATTGACGCGGCAAATGGATACACAACGAGATTTTGCGATTTTATTAAACGAGTCAGAGAAGAGCATCCAGCATTGATTATTATTGCGGGTAATGTTGTTACTGGCGAAATGACGGAACAATTAATTTTAAATGGAGCAGATATTGTCAAGGTTGGTATTGGAAGTGGTTCTGTTTGTACTACTCGCATTCAGACTGGTGTTGGTTATCCCCAATTTAGCGCGGTGGTTGAGTGTGCCGATGCCGCTCATGGCGTTGGTGGGTATATTATGGCTGATGGCGGTTGTACCTGTGCTGGAGACGTTGCCAAGGCTTTTGGTGGAGGTGCTGATTTTGTCATGCTTGGCGGGATGCTGGCTGGACATACGGAGTGTGAAGGACAAGAAGAAGAAATAGATGGTAAAAAGTATAAGACTTTTTATGGCATGAGTTCAGATACCGCTATGAAAAAACATAGCGGTGGTGTAGCGAGTTACCGGAGTTCCGAAGGTAAAACGGTGAGAATCGAAGATAAGGGGCTGGTTAAGAATACGTTAGAAAATATTCTTGGAGGATTACGATCTGCTTGTACATATATTGGGGCTAGAAGAATAAAAGATATGCCAAAGTGCGCCACATTTATTAGAGTGTCACAGCAATCTAATGAAATATTTGGGAAGAATATTTAATGACCATTTATTTGTTATATGGACAACCAGCATCAGGTAAGACAACGTTAAGTAAACTTTTATGTAAACATATAGAACATAAGGTAGATGGGTGTGACCCTGCTATTATTGACGGAGACGAATTCAGAGAACTACTTGCGAATAAGGATTATAGCAAAAAAGGTAGATATCAAAACATTAGAAATGCGAACGCAATTGCAACATACATAAACAAT